TAGAACATAACAGAATAGCGGCATATTATTGATGAAGATATTTCAGACATCTTTTTATTCAGAAGAAGGAAAAGAATACGCAGGACCAAATGTTCATGCTGAATCAACTGATCAAGCTAAAAAATTAGCAGAATTAAATAATTTAATCTTACGCGGTGAGTTAGAAGATATAAAAGAGATAACTCCAAGCTTTGAAGATGAACTACAGGAAATTATAGATAATCTATATATTTCAGAACGAGTATTACACTAGGATATATTTAATGGCAATTGAAAGAATGACTGCTACACCAATTGAAGGAACAGTAGAACAAGAACCTGAAGATGAACTTTCAATAGCAATTGAAAATCCTGAATCTGTTTCAATAGAAACAGAAGATGGTGGCATGATTATTGATTTTGATCCTAATGCAAGCCAAGTTGATGAATCTAATTTTGATTCTAATCTTGCAGATATTTTAAATGAAAATGATTTAAATGCTTTAGGTAAAGATTTAATTGATTCCTATACAGGTGACAAAGAATCTAGATCAGACTGGGAAGAAACTTATACACAAGGTTTAGATCAATTAGGTTTGAAGTTTGAAGATCGAACTACCCCGTGGGCTGGTGCTTGTGGTGTATTTCATCCGATGATGAGTGAAGCTGTTATTCGTTTTCAATCTCAAGCAATATCAGAAATGTTTCCAGCACAAGGTCCAGTTAGGACTAAGATTGTTGGCAAGAATACTGAAGAAAAAACTAAACAAGCTGGCAGAGTTCAAGATTATCTTAACTACTTGCTAACACATGAAATGACAGAGTATCGCTCTGAAACAGAAAAGATGTTATTTTCTTTGCCATTAGCGGGTTCTGCATTTAGAAAAGTATACTTTGATCCTAACTTAGATAGACCTTGTTCACTTTTTGTACCAGCAGAAGATGTAGTAGTAAATTACGGTGCAAGTGATTTAGAAACTTGTGAACGTGCTACGCATGTAATGAAGAAATCATCTAATGATGTACGAAAAATGCAAGTTAGTGGTTTCTATCGTGACATTGATCTACCTGATGCATCGCCTAGTTCTAGTGATGTAGCTAAAAAATACGATGAAATGACAGGTGAAACAGACACTTATAACCTAGATAATCGTCATATCTTATTAGAAATGCAGGTAAATTTAGACTTAGAAGGATTTGAAGATGTTGGAGAATCAGGTGAACCAACAGGTATAGCATTACCTTATGTAGTTACTTTGGATTTTCCTAGTGGCATTGTATTAAGTATTCGTAGAAATTATTATGAAGATGATGTTAAAAAACTAAGACGTATGCACTTTGTTCATTACCAGTATTTGCCGGGATTAGGTTTTTATGGTTTTGGTTTAGTACACATGATAGGTGGATTAGCCAAATCTGCTACTAGCTTATTAAGACAGTTAGTAGATGCAGGAACTTTATCTAATTTGCCGGGCGGTTTAAAAGCCAGAGGGCTTAGAATTAAAGGTGATGACACCCCTATAATGCCGGGCGAGTTTAGAGATGTAGATATTCCGGGCGGGGCTATTAGAGATAATATTACTTTCTTACCTTACAAAGAACCATCAGCTACTTTATATTCTTTATTGCAAAATATCGTAGAAGAAGGCAGACGTTTTGCAAGTGTATCGGATATGAAGATATCTGATATGAATGGGCAAGCTCCTGTTGGTACAACACTTGCATTGCTTGAAAGAAACATGAAAGTAATGAGTGCAGTACAAGCTAGACTTCATGCTTCTATGCGTAAAGAATTTAATATACTAGTTAATATTGTTAAAGACTTTACCGACCCATCTTATCCATATGAAATGGATGACGAAGAATTTATTAAAGCAGAAGATTTTGATAATAGAATAGATGTTCTACCAGTATCTGATCCTAATGCTGCAACAATGGCACAACGTATTATGCAATATCAAGCTGCTATGCAATTAGCGCAGTCAGCACCTCAGATGTATAACCTTCCTGAATTGCACAGACAGATGCTAGAAGTTTTAGGCATTAGAAATGTAGAAGATATAGTACCAACTGAAGATGATATTAAGTCAGTTGATCCTGTTACTGCGGTACAAAATATAATTAATGGTAAGCCTGTCAAAGCATTCGTCACTCAAGATCATCAGGCACATATACAAACAGTAACTTCAGCACAACAGAATCCTGAGATTATGCAATTAGTTCAAGCTTCGCCAACTGCTCCAGCAATTATGGCAGCAGCATCAGCCTATATTAATGAGCATTTAACAATGAAGTATAGAAAAGAAGTTGAAATGGAAATGGGTATAGAACTACCACCAGAAGGTGAACCTATTCCTGCTGATATAGAAAAACGTATTTCTGAGTTAGTTGCTGAAGCAGCCAGAAGAGTAACAGCAACTTCACAAGCGCAAGCAGAACAGCAACGTATACAAGAGCAACAAAAAGACCCATTGATACAAATGAAAGAAAAAGAAGTTGCTATTAAAGAAGCTGAAGTGCAACGTAAAACTCAAGAAGGACAAGCTAAAATAATGTTAGATGCTTCTAAGGCTAAAGCAAATAAAGACTTAGAAGAAAAACGTATTACTTCTCAAGAAGAAGTAGCGGGTATGCAAGTAGGACAGCGTATTGCAAGCGATCTGCTTGCAAATCAACAATTAGATAAAAAAGCAGACCGTGAAGATTATATAAAAGGTGTTGACATTGGAATTGATTTAGCTAAAGATATCAATAACAATGGTAAATGATATCACAGAGCAATCACTTTCAGTTTTTTTAAAAAAAAGACTAAGAGAAGCAATGAACCAACATGCTGATCATATATCAACTGGTGCATGTAAAGATTATAGCGATTATCAAAAAATGGCTGGCGTTATCGAGGGATTAGCCCTTGCAGAAAGAGAAGTATTAGACTGGACTGAAAAACATTTAAAATAAGGACTCGACCCTTAGTCGTGCAAAAATATGGCAAAAGTAAAACAAATACCTAAAGAAAAACCACCTATAGAGCTAGATACTAAAAGTCAATTACCTGAACCGAAAGGTTGGAAGATGTAAATTGCTATGCCTAAATCTAAAGAAAAAACAGAAGGCGGTATCCTTAAAGCAGCACAAACAAGAGATATAGAAGAAACTTCAAATATTTGTGGTTATGTATTAAAAATAGGTCCTGATGCTTATAGAGATTCTAAAAGATTTCCAAGTGGAGCTTGGTGCAAGAAAGGAGATTGGGTAGTATTCCGAGCTTATTCTGGCACTCGTATAAAAATGTACGATCAAGAGTTTCGCTTAATTAATGACGATACTGTGGAAGCAGTCGTTGATGATCCTACAGGAGTGGTAAGAGCATGAGTCAATCAAATATTGAAATAATAAATGAAGAACCTAAACAAGAAACAAATTCTCAAACAGAAGAGAATAAATTTTTTGGTGTTTCAACTGAAATAAATACTAATACATCAGATGATGTTGAAGTAGAAATAATAGACGATACTCCAGAAAAAGATCGTAGACCTAAAAAATCTGAAAAAATAGAATCCAAAGTCAATGATGATGATGTTGACAAAGAAATATCAGATTATAGCCAAAGAGCATCTGATCGTATTAAACAAATAAAATACGAATTTCACGAAGAAAGAAGAGCAAAAGAACAATCAAACAGAATGGCAAATGAAGCCACTAATAGATTGCAAACAATATTATCTGATAATCAACGCTTACAAAAAATGGTAGATCAAGGCGGTCAAGTATTAAATAAACAAGCTCATAATAATGCTTTATGGGCAAAACAAAGTGCTACAGAATCATATAAAAAAGCTTATGAAGAAGGTGATGCTGATGCAATGGTTAAAGCACAAGAATTATTAGCTAAAGCTACACTTGCAGAAAATCAATCAGGAAGTGTTGCACAACAAGTTCAGAATCAAATTATACAAACTATGCCTCAAGAAGCTGTAGAAAATGTCCAACAAAAAAAGATGGACCCAGACATGCAAGCATGGTCAAATAAAAATCCTTGGTTTTTAGGTAGCGATGCAAATCATAAAACAATGACTTCATTTGCTATGTATATAGATCAAGATTTACTACAAAATGGAATTGATCCATTAACGCAATCTAAAGAATACTACACAGAAGTAGATAAAAGAATGCGTAAAGGATTTCCAGATTTTTTCGGTGTTGAAACTACAAATAATTCAGAAATGGTTATTAATGAAGAAACACGAAAACGACAACCACAAACAGTTGTCGCAACCGCCACGAGGGATAGCGGTAACAAAAAACCCACGCAAATACGGCTGACTAAAACTCAAGTTGCTCTAGCTCGGCAATTAGGAATTACAGCAAAACAGTATGCAACTCAATTATTAAAGGAGAATTAATATGGCAGAATTAGATAACACAAAAGTGGAGAAAAATTCTGTTAAAGATACTCCAAAAAAACAAGAGCGTAGCCCTAGGGCGTTAGACAGCAGAGAAGCTGCTCAACGAATAGCAAGTTGGGAAAATCCCACAAATTTACCAGACCCTAGTCCACAAGAAGGATGGGCATTTAGATGGATCAGAACGGCTACTTTAGGTCAAACTGATAACACTAATGTATCAAGAAGATTTAGAGAAGGATGGGAAGCTTCTAGATTAGAAGATCACCCTGAACTCCAAAATCAAATGATGGATCATAATTCTGATTGGGCAAAGAAAGGTAACATCGAAATAGGTGGACAGTTATTATGTAAGATGCCTAAGAACCTTGCGGAAGCAAGAGATAATCACTTTGGTGATATCGCTCAAACACAAATGGAATCTGTTGATAACATCTATTTAAAAGAAAACGATCCTCGTATGCCTAAACAAGTATTTGAAAGGAAAACGAGGACAACATTTGGTAGAGACTCATAAAGTCTTATTAATATATAAAATCTCAAAGGAGAGATAATTATGTCCGCAACAGCAACTCCTCACGGAGCTTTACCTGTTGGTTCTTTAGTCTCTTGCGCATTCAACTCTAAAATTACACACTATAAAATTAAAAATGCTTTTGGCACTTCTATATTTTTTGGTGACTTTGTAAAATGGGCTGATGACAATCCTAATACTACTATCCAAAAAGATACTGGTACTACAGCTTGTACACCTATAGGAATATTTATGGGTTGCGCATATACTGATCCAACAACAGGTCAATTTACACCAAACCAACATTTCCCTGCTTCAATAGCGGCAGATGATATTGTTGCTTATGTAGCATCAGACCCTTTCGTTATTATGCAAATGCAATGTGATGGCGCAGCAACCCAAGACGCTCTTGGTAAAAACTGTGCAGTAGCATTAACAGCAGGGTCAACGGCAATAGGTCGAAGTAAAAATGTGGTAGATATTTCTACTGCAAACACAACAAACACACTACCTTTAAAGATTATTGATTTTGTCGATGGTCCTGATAGTGCAGTTGGTGATGCTTTTACAGACGTATTGGTTATGTTTAACGTAGGTCATCAGTTGTTAAATACAACTGGTATCGGATAAAAGGGGTATATAGTTATGGCGATATCAAGAGCGCAAGAGCTACATCAACTCCTTCCGGGCTTAAATGCCTTATTCGGAGACGAGTATGCTCGTTATGACAATCAGCACGAAGAAATCTACACATCTGAAAACTCTGAAAGATCGTTTGAAGAGGAACTCAAGTTGTCAGGATTTGGTGCAGCACCAGTAAAAGACGAAGGATCATCTATCAATTATGATACTGCTCAAGAATCTTTTGTGGCACGTTACACCCACGAAACAATTGCGATGGGATATGCGATTACAGAAGAGGCAATGGAAGATAATTTATATGTTTCACTCTCTGCTCGCTATACTAAAGCTTTGGCTCGTGCAATGAGCTACACAAAGCAAGTAAAATCTGTTTTTCCATTAAACAATGGATTTACTAACAGCTTTCAGGGCGGTGATGGTGTAAACCTATTCACAGCTTCTGGAGATGGCGTTACTGGTGGTGATGGACATCCATTAGTAAACGGTGGCACAAACTCTAACAGACCAGCTACTGCTGCTGACTTGAATGAAACATCTTTAGAAGATGCGGTAATTCAAATTGGTAAGTGGACTGATGAAAGAGGACTAAAAATTGCGGCACGACCAAGAAAATTGATCGTACCTAGTGATTTGCAGTTTACTGCTACACGCTTGCTTTCAAGTGAATACAGAGTCGGTACTGCTGACAATGACATTAATGCAATTAAGAGCAATGGTGTGATACCAGAAGGTTTCTCAGTTAATAATTATTTAACTGATACTAATGCCTTCTTTATCGTTACTGATGTTCCTGATGGTATGAAGCATTTTGTTAGAAGTCCTATGACCACCAATATGGATGGTGACTTTGATACTGGTAATGTTAGATACAAAGCTAGAGAAAGGTACTCCTTCGGGGTATCTGATCCACTTGGTGTCTGGGGTTCTCCGGGTAGTTCGTAAGAAGTAATGGGAGACTCAGCAATGGGTCTCCCTTTTTTTATATCTAGGATTTTTTAATTGTCTATCAACTGACCTAGAGCAGACTTTGCCAAGATGATAGATTTATTCTCTTTAGGAGGGAATTATGGCTAATACAACTTTTAATGGACCAGTCAGGTCCGAAAATGGCTTTAAAACCATTGATACAAACACAACAACAGGTGCAATTACTGATGGTTTAGTAATCAATGCAGACGGTAATATCTTTACAGATGCAGGTGGACATACACAATATGTTGCAGCAACTGGATATGGACCAGCCGATTTTATTGTAGGTAAAGGCGGAAGCCAATATGGAACAGTTGACCCGTTTACTTCAGGGCTTACTCAATTATTTCCATTAGGCAGCAGATTACTTTACGGTAATACTGTTTTTGCTTATGGTCGATTAGCAGCAACAGCTATTACTGCTGGTAAATGTGTAACTCACGCGGCTTCAATAGCACATCACTTTGATTTAACTCCAACCGCAGGTGTCGCTGCTGGTGAAACTGCAATTTCAGTTGAAACTGCTGGTACTGACATAACGCTAAATCAATATCAAAATGGGTACCTATATGTCAATGATGCCGCTGGTGAAGGTCAACTAC